GTTCGCCGGCCGTCTCCGGCCGGTTAATAAGTCGGGCTATCCATCGAAGCGGGGCGCAGGCCGTTGTTGCCGTTGTAGGCGTTGTTCCTGTTCAGCGTGCCATCGTTCCTGACGTTGCGGGCGTTGTTGGCCGACCCGGCACGAAAAAACAAGGCGTACCCCACGGGCTGCCTATTGATGACGCGCCTGCGCGTCCATCTTGGCGGCCCTTTCTTTATCGGATTTGTACCATTTAGCGGTCTGGTTTTTGACGACGGCCGCCATCCGCGACCAGTGTGCAAAGGCGTCGTCGCCGAGCCCGCTGAGGATCTCGTGGGCGAGCTCGATGTGGTGGATCAGCTTCCGGCAGTTGCGCAGAGCTGAGCGTTGCGCCCGGTATCGCAGCTCCCGCTCCTGCGGGTCGGTCAGGAGCAGGTCGTTGGCTTCCATCAGGTCGGCGACGAGGTCGCTGGCCTCGTTCATCATCCGTTGCGCCAGCCCGAGCCGTTCCTTCTTGGGGAAGATGTTCGGGTTGCGCGTCTTGATGTAGGTGTGCTTCTCGAGCTCCTTGGCGTCGCTGATGACCTGCATCTCCGGGAGCTTTTCACGGCCGAAGGGCGGGCGGCCTACATTGGCCCGCTCGTATGGCCGCGAGTGTCCGTTGCTTGCCGTAGTACCTCACCTCCTCCCCTTTGATGGTGATCCTCGCGCCGGTGCCGTCGTAGGCGGTGCCCTGAATGACGATCACGCCGTCCTCACGCTTGCAGCATGAGCAGGGCGGCGCCAGCTCGACAAACAGGTGCGCGATGATGCAGGACGCCTCTGCGAGCGGGATCGGCGTGTAGCCGTAGCCGTCCATGGCTTAGCACTCGAGGCGCTGAAGCGTAGCGTTCCAGACGCCAGAGGTGAGGGTGATGCCGTCCAGATTGGCAAAGGTGATCTGGAAGGGGTTGGTCGTGATGTCGCCGAACACAGCGTCCCACAGGGTCGTGATCTTGCTGGTGTTCTGCTGGACGACGTTGCTCAGGTCGACCACGGCGGCCGTGGCCTGCTCTGCGATCCCGACGGCCTGCTGCGCGAGGAGGATGGCCTGATTGGCCGTGGCCTGCGCCGCGAGGGCGATGGCCTTGTAGTTTTCGTAGTCCTCCTTGGTGGCGTAGGCGTCCGCGGGGATGTAGGCGGTCACGTTGGTGGCCGTGCCGATGGCGGTGACGATGTCGATGGTTTTCTCGACGATGGTGGCGCCGCCGGTCGGCGGGATCCACTCGGCGAGGTCGCCGCAGTTGCCGTAGCAGTACAGCACCTCGCCCACGTCCTCGTCGGGATCGTCCGCATAAAGGCCGAGCTCGCGGTAGTAAAAGCCGTCGTTGGTCTGGTCGTTGGTGAACACGCCGCCCACGGTGACGGTGCCGTCGCCGTTCACGACGCATTTGGTGATGTCGATGGTCGCCTTCGGGCTGACCACGCCGGTGAGGGAGCGGGGCGTCTGGCCCTCCTCGAGGTAGCCGTCGCCGAGGACGATCTTGGTGTAATTGATCTGCTGGCCCGCCACGCCCTTCGCCAGAACGAGAAGGCCCGCGGCGGTGATGTCGTTGTTGATAAATGCGGCCATGTCTTTCTCCTTTCCTTAGTCTGAAGCGAGGACGCTGGTGCCGATGGTGACGGTCTCCCGGTTGTTGTCGTGGACGACGGCCCCGTGGTAGAGGTGGATCTCGTCCGTCCCCATGACGTGCCGCTCCTCGCCGTGCTCTCGCACGGCCATCCCGGCATAAAGGAACATCTCGCCGGTCAGGCAGATCAGGATCGCGTCGAGCCATGCGCTGCGCCGCTTCACGGTGCGCAGCAGCGAGAGGAACAGGTCGAGGTTTTCGTTGACGAGTCCCGGGTTGTCGCTCAGCACCTTGAAATGGTAGGGCTTGCCGCCGTACTGATACCACTCCCTGACCTCGCCGGTGCCGAAGTAGTCGGCGATGATCTGCGCCACGGCGTATGGGGTGCCGAGCTTGGCATAGACGCGGTCGCTGTTGCGGATGACGGCCCGCTTGGTCTCGATGGGTGCGGTGCTGTCATACCACTGGATGTTCAGCTCCCACGCCATCTCGTCCAGCTCGGCCTCGCTGAGCTGGTCGATCTTGTCCCACCTGCTCAGCAGCTTCAGACGGGCGAAGGCGTCCCGGGATAGGGTGTCGCAGCCGGCGGCCAGCCCTCGGTCGGCGCCGTCCTGCGCCATCCATGAGGGCAGGAGCTTGATCATCTCGACTTCGCTGAGTCGCATTTAGACCACCTCGCTCTCTGTCTTATGGCTGACAGTCAGGTGCCCGCTGAACTTGGCGACCTGTGTGTCGCTGACGGGTGTGTAGACCGGCTTGGTCACGTCCACACGGAAGGCGCCGGTCAGGTTTTCGCCCCACGACGGGCAGAGGATCCGCTTGCGGAGCTGGTCGGGGTTGATGTCCCGGCCCAGCGCGCCCACCTGCCACTCGTTGTAGCGGTCGATGGCGCCGCCGGTGCCTTCCACATTGGCGACGACCTCGGCCTCCGTCTCGGGGGTGGTGTAGTAGACGATCTCGATGTCGTAGGTGATGACCTCGGGCGCCACGGCCGTGACCACGTCGGTGAGCGGCCGGATGTCCGAGGCGTTGCACGCCTCCAGCACCTTCTCGAGGATGCTCTCGTCGGGGACGGCGCCGCCTTCCAGCAGGGGGACGATCTTGACGCAGCCCTCGAGGGTGCGGGTGATGGTGATGTCGAGGCTCGTGGCGTCCGTGAGGGCGCCCTTGAGCTCGATGGTCAGCAGGTCGTCGGTGTAGTCCACAGTGTAGTCGGTGTCCTCCACGCCGGCCGTGCTCTCCCCGTGCTCCTTGACGATCAGGGTGTCCGGCAGCAGCCGGCCGCCGCCGATGAAGGCGTGGCCGTCGTAGACCGTGAGGGTGCGGCTGATGGTTTCCGTCTCGCTGACGGCCCGGGCGTCGATGATGGAGCTGTCGGCCGTCATGGCCCAGTAGATGTAAGCCTGTTCCGGCCCGGCCGTAGACCGGGACGCCGGCGCCAGCCGGATGCGCTCGCGCAGCCGGTTGTCGCCTTCCTCGGTGTAGGGCTCGCCGTCGTCGCCGCCGGCCGTCGCCGTGATGTTGGTGACGCTCTCGATGTAGGGGATCAGGTCGACGAGGGTGGTGATGGTGCCCGGGGCGTACCCGTTGTACTCGGTGCCGTTGCTGACGGCCGAGGTCGGGATCTCCACGGAGTAGGCGCCGGCCTGAAGGACGGCGATCTCGTCGGTGGCAAAGTAGTGGTCGCTGTCCGGCGTCACCTTCGTCCACTTCGGGATGATGATGTTGTTGGGCTGCGGCGTGCTCACGGAGAAGCGCATGGTCGTCTTTGCCGGGGATCCTTCCAGCCGGTGGACATCCAGCCGCTCGCCGATGGCGTCCAGCACCTCGCCCCGCGCATAGCGGAGAAGGGTCTGCCGCCCGGTGTCGTCGAGGCTGTTGTAGAGGGCGACGAACACGGCCACGAGCCCCTCGCCGAAGATCCGGCGCTCGTCGCCGGGGTACAGAGGCTCGCCGGCGCCCTTTTCGAGCGCAGCGATCAGGGTGTTGTAGATGGTCGTCGCGTCGGTGGTGGTGAGGTGGATGTCGTCGCCGTAGGTGTTGGTCTCGTCGCTCATGCTGTTCACCTCCTTCAGAGTGTGTTGTCAATGCTGGCCCGCAGCTCGAAGTCGCCGGTCTGCGCGACCAGCGCGACCAGATCGGACGAGCTCAGGCGCACGCGGGGCTCGTAGGTTTCCACGACGAACTCCACGTCGGCGGCCAGATCGTTGGCAGCCGTCCCGCTCGGCCTGTCGATCAGGGTGCGGTCGATCCCCTTGATGCGCTCGTATGGCACCTCGCCGCGGATGGTCTTTAGGAGGTTTTGCACGCAGGTCTCGGGCGCTGCGTTGCCGCTTGCTTTCATGGGATCACCTCGCTTTAGGTCAGTTGGGTGTTGTTGGGTTTCTTTGCAGCTTTGTCGCTGCTGGATGCGCCGACGGTGATGGCGCTCAGGCGCGGGCCGACGCCGGTGGAGACTCCGGCCGGGGACGAGCTGCCCCCGTTGGAGCTGCCGGCGGTCGCCTTCTTGCTGCTGGCCTCCTCGGCGTACTCGGTCAGGTTGATGGTGATCTTGCCCTTGAGGATCCGGCCGAAGTTGTCGACCGTGGTGTCGCCGAGGCTCACACCAGTGAGCTGAAGGTTGGCCGGGCCGAAGCGCGTGCCGCCGAGGTAGAAGGGGGCGTACTGGCCCACCAGCGCCGTCCACGACTCGTACTCGCCGCGGACATCGCAGCCCACGGCGACGCCGAGATCGAAGTCGAAGCTCATGCTCTGGAGCTTGAGCGCCTTGGTCTTGGTGGCCGGGGATCCCGCCTTGTCGTCGCTGTTCTCGGTGTCCAGCTCCACGCTGGCCGAGACGCCATTCAGGGCGGCGATCCGCTCGGGGGAGACGCCCCATGTCTTGCCGTTCCACGATGCCATGACGGACATGATGCTTGGCCTCCTTCCTTAGTGCGGGCCGGTTGTCTCTCCGTGCGGTGCGGTGTGGGTGTGACTGGTCAGGCTGATGCCGCCGGCCGTGACATCGGCTGACGGTACGCTGACGCCCTTGTCCTGCACGGTGAGCGCGCCCTTCTTGATGGTGATGTCGCCGGGGACGATGCCGGGCCACTCCCCGTCCATGCGAGAGAGGATCAGGCCGGTGCCGTCCTCGAACATAGCGTAGGCGACTTCGACGCCGGGGCTCAGGTTTCCCATGTCCCCGCGTAGATACCACGGGATCGTCAGCGGCCTCGTGACGAGGCTGTCGGCGGTGCTCGGGAGCACCCGGGCCGTGGTCTTGTCGCCGTTTCTGTCGGGCTCGCCCTCGATGCTCGAGATCTTGCCCTTTTGGATCATTTGGGTGTTGCTGTTTGGCATGGTCAATATCCCTCCAGAGGCTTGCGCAGATAGAGCTTGCTCCGGGTCTTGACGTAGTCGTGCCGGATCCGGCTCACGAAGGCCGTGCCGTCCCACGAGGCGACGCCCTCGGTGGAGAGCGTCACCACGGAGCCCGCCGCGTACTCGCGCAGCAGCGTCCCCGTCCAGAGCGTTGCGACGGTCGCCTCTTTGTTGGCGTCCCGGAGCAGGCCCTTGGCGAAGCGGTCGGCCTCTGCTTGGTCAGTCATGCGGAAAGGGAGGATCTTGCGCAGCACCTTGTCGCCCCCGGCCGGCGCCGAGAAGGTGCCGGTCAGGCCGCCGTTGACGGCCTCGGCCGAGCCGTAGGCGTAGGCGCCCTCGTCCCGGTACTCGAAGTCGTTGGCCGGCGTGATGGTGATGGTGTCGACGGGCTGCTGGCCCTCCATGTATGCCTCGTCGTAGACGACCAGCTTACCGTCATAGACTAAAAAAGCCGCGCCCTCGAGGGTGCAGCGTGCCTGAAGAAAAGCGAAGTCGGGGAGGTTGTTCTGCTCGACGTAGTCGTAGGTCTGGTCGGTGATGCCGTAGGTCTCGACCGTGAGGCCGTGCCGGCCGGCGAGCTCTTGGATCAGTTGCAGGAACTTGACCTTTTCCCACGACTTGCTCCTCTTGTCCTTGGTGGATTGCGGGGCCGAGTAGGCCCGCAGGGTTATGAGGCCGGACTCAGGGACGACGCTCTCGACGAACATCTTGCCCGTCTTGGCGGCGCCGTCCTCGACGGCGATGGTGTCGCCCTTCTTGGGGCTCCACCTGTCCCACAGCTCCCGGGTGTCGTTGAGCTTGAGCAACAGCTCGTCGCTCTGCTTGTCTGCGTACATATCGTGGTAGCAGCGGTGGACGCTGATCTCGGGGTAGATGTCCGTCCCCTCGTAGATGATTTTCACGGGGCAGGCTCACCTCCTCCACGGCGGCAGGGTGTCGGGCGTCTCCACAGTCTCGACGATGGGGATCCGCACAGCCTCGCCGCCCTCGAAGATCAGCACGTCGCAGAGGTCGCGGTTGGCGTCGATGATGGTGCTCGCCATCCGCTCCTCGTTATAGGCTGCCAGCGCGATGCTGTCGAAGGTGTCGCCGCCTTGCGCGGTGTAATCAATATAGCCGACTATCCGCTGTGACATAGGCGCCGCCCTCCCTTCTTGCGAGTGCTTCGAGGATGAAGTCGATGAACTCCGGCTCCAGATCCCGCAGCTTTCGGATCAGGGCGTCCTCGTCGGTGTTGCCGTCGACCTTGATCGTGGGGCTGAAGGACAGGCCGCTCAGGTCATAGACCACGGACGTGCCCGAGCCGGAGCTGATGGGCTCATAGCTGCCCTCGTCCATAGCGCCGAGCATTTCGCCGGCGCGGGCCCAGTAGGACAGGTTTTGCGCCCTATATGCAGGGTTGAAGCTGATGACGGCCTCGGTCGGGTAGCGCGGATCCTCGCCCGCGATGGACGGGCCGCTCGTGAAGCCGCCGGTTGCGAAGCCGGAAGCCCCGCCGCCCCCGCCGCCGCCGAACAGGCCGGCGATGCTGTTGATGACGCCCGCGCCGAAGCTCACGATCTTGCCGATGACGCTGGCGATGGTGCCGAGCACCGACGCGATGGGCTGAAGCAGCCCCAGCAGGGGGCTCAGGATCGGCATGATGGCATTGAGCAGCGACATCAGGGGCGGCAGCAGCGCCTCGACGATTTGCATGAGAGGGGGCACGAGGGGCATGATGACGCTGTTGACGATCTGGAGCGCGACCTCGAGCAGCGGGGTGATGACAGGCAGCAGGGCCGAGATCAGGCTGGTCAGGACGGGCAGGATCGTCGAGATGATCTGCGTCAGCATTGGCAGGATCGAGGTCAGGATGCTCACGATGGGCGGGAGGATGGCCTGCACGATCTGCATCAGCGGCGGGAGTAGCTGCTGCGCCAGCTCGAGGAGCGGCGGCAGGAAGGCCGAGATCAGCTGCGAGAGCAGCGGAAGCAGCCCGGCGGCCAGTTGCGAGACCATGGGGAGCACGGTCTGGAGGGCCTGCCCCATTCCCATGAGGAACTGCTGCACAAACGGCATACAAGCGTTGAGCGTTTCCGTGATGACGGGGGCGATGGCCTCGAAGGTCTCCCGCAGGATCGGTGCCAGAGCCGTCAGGGTGTTGGCGATCATGGACGCCATCGGCAGCAGCGAGACCTCGGCCGACCTCTTGATCGCCTCGAAGGCGCTGCCGAGGTCATTGTACTTCACGTCGTTGATCTGCTGGAGAGCGGCCGCGCCGTCGTAGGCTGCGGTCTCGATGCTCGCCAGCACCGGCAGCACGCCGGCCTCCAGATCCTCGAACTGTGTGCCGAACAGGGCCACGCCGGCCGCGTTTCGGGCGAGGGGGTCGTCCATGCTGTTGAGGGCCTCGACGGTGTCGAAGAACGCGGCCTCCGCGGTGTCTCCACCTGCGGAGAAGGCTGCGAACATTTTGTCGGCGTTGAGGCCGAGGCTCTCGAAGGCTTCCCGGCTTGTGTCGCTGCCGTCCTTCGCTCTGATGTTGAACTCCTTGACGGCGTCGCCGACCTTGTCGATGGAGAACAGGCCGGCGTCAGCGCCCTCCACGAGGGTGCCGATGAACTGGTCGGCGCTGAGGCCGAGGGCCGCAAACTGCGGGCTGTACTCGTTCAGGGTGTCCAGCAGGTCGCCGTTTTTGTCTGCGCCGTTCTGCGCGCCCACGGCGATCAGGCCGTAGGCTTCCTCGGCGTCGATGCCGAAGTTTTTCATCAGGGCCGACGCTGCCCGGGCGCTCTCGCTGACATCGTAGTCGAACACGTCCCGCAGGTTGAAGCCGGCGGCGGTTGCTCGCTCCAGAGCTTCGCCGGTCAGGTCGCTGGCCTGCTGCGTTGCAGCCAGACCGTCGGCCACGTCGGCGAAGTCATCGCCGAGCCCTTGGGCGTAGATGTTCTTGACGCTTTCACCGAGCGCGTCCAGCTCGTCGCCGGTCGCCCCGGTTGCTGCCGAGAGCTGATTGATGGCCGTGTTGTACTCGTTGCCGAGGTCGGCCAGATACTTCCCGGCCTCCACGACTGCCTTGCCTGTTGCGACTGCGATGCCGCCCACAGCGCCGCCGACGGCCACGGCCTTCCAGTTGACGTTTTCCAGCTTGCCGGTGACATCGTCCAGCGCCTTGCCGAGTGACGGGTCAATGGTGCCGGCGAGACTCACGACGGCTTGCAGCATTTTATTTTTGGCCACTGGCGTCACCTCCTCCTATGCGGCCGGATGTGGGGGATCCTCGGCTTCGGGATCTTGGCCCGCTGCTTTTTCGCCTCCTCGGCCGCTTCGTAGTATTCGAGCAGGAAGTCGGTCAGGCGTTCCCGTCGGAGCTCTCCGACTGAGATGTGGAAGGCTCGGGAGTAGTCTCGGACGAGCTCTCCGAGTCGTTTTGCTCGGAGGGTGCCCCCGACCTCGTTGTGGTAAAATTTCGGCCGATCCTCACCAGCTCCATGACATCGGGCCCGCTGATGCGCTCGAGGTCGGCGATGTCGATGTCGGGGTTGACGGCGGTGATCGCCATCATAGCGAGGTAGAGGTGCATGGAGTAGTCGAGCTCGGTGGCGCCGGCGCTGCCGCCCGCCTTGTGGGTGGTGGCGCGCAGCTTCAGCGCCTCGGCCTCGGCGAACATTCCCACGGTGATCGCGCCGGTGTCATAGGTCAGGGTCTTGACCTTCTTGCCGTTGATGGTGATGGGGTTGCTGAGTGTCAGCTTTTCCATGGTCGTTGTCTCCTTTCGTTGATAAAAAGAGGGACGCCGCCCACCTCGGGCGGCGCCCATCTGTTGTTACAGCACGCTGCGCAGGTCTTTGACGTAGTCCACGCCGCCGATGCGCATGATGGTGTTGAGCTGGTCGATCAGGCAGAACTCCTCGCCGGCGACGAAAACCTGATAGCGGCTCACGGCCAGCGTGACCTCGTTCTCCGAAGGGTTGCCCGGATCCACGGACAGGCCCGGGATCAGCTTCGGGACGCAGCGCATGAACGCCTTGCAGCCTTCGGTCTTGGTGGAGCCGTCGGCGTACTTGACATCCTGCGCCCATCTGACCTCCAGCGTCTTGCTCTCGAGCTGCACCATGGAGCGCAGCCCCTTGTCGATGCCGATCTTGGTGATGGCGGCCTCCATGCCTTCGATCTGGCCGGTCATGGGTGCGGTGTAGGTGCCCATCGCCTTATAATCGGCGGTCACATGGGTGACGGCCGGCAGGGTGATGGTCACGTCCTTGGCGACGAGGACGCCGTTGATGTACACGGTGTCGGCGAGGATGGGGCCCTTCAGGTCAAGCCACAGATTTGCCATTACTCGTCACCTCCTTCGTAGTAGACAGAGAAGCCGGCGTCGGTGTATGCGACGTACACGCTCGCAGACTTGAGGGGCGGGGTCGGGGTGACGGCGATGTCCCAGCGGAAGTCGCCGTTCATGATGTCGGTGGTGCTGTTCTCGCTCTCGAGGAACACGATCTGCGGCTCGCCCAGCAGCGCGCCCATGCTGACATACCCGTCGAGCTTCTCCTGCTCGCGGTTGATGATCTCGTCCTTGAGCGCCCGGGTCATGGGCTCGTCGATGCGTGGGCTCCACTCCCTCTGGAAGTCGTTGGTGATGTGCATGAGCATACGCATGGACACGTCGAAGATCGCCCGGGGATCCACGTCGGCGCCGTAGGTGTAGGCGGCGGTGTGGTCGCCCCACAGCACCCACTCGCCGCCCCATGCGACGGCCGTGCTGATGCCGTTCTGCGTCAGCTCCTTGCCCTCCTGCTGACTGAAGCCGCGGTTGGTGGCGTTGGCCCCAAAATACTGCTTGATGATGGGGATCGCCTTGTTGCCGCAGGTCTCCATCGGCACGCTGTTGTGGCTGAAGTCGGCTCGCATGAGCTCGACCACGGCCAGCGTGCTCAGGTGGTAGATGTTGCCGAGGTTGTCGATGCCCTGCGGCCAGTAGACCTTCGACCGCTCGCCGGTGAAGGCGTTGTTCTTCTTCCACGCGATGGCCTTGGTGATGGTGTCGACCGCCTGCGCGCTGCTGTCCACGAGGGGCAGGTCAGCGACGACGAAGGCGTCCCAGTGGCCGTTGATCTTCTGGCTGGCGGTGAGCATGGCGTTGTAGACCGCCGGGCTCTGGCTCCAGCCGGGGGCGGCGATCAGGTTGCAGACCGCGAACTGCTCGGGGTAGAGCAGCGCGATGGAGCTCAGGCCGCTGTACTCGCCGCCGGCCGTCACGCCGCCGATGATGTCGTCGTCCTCGATGGCGCTGTCGTCCACCTCGTAGAAGCTGGCCGTCAGGGTGCCGGTGAGCGGGGAGTCCGCGATCAGGCTTGTGATGATGACGGTGCCCTTGGTGAAGTTATAGTCCACAGCGTAGTCGGTGCCCTCGGCGTAGTCGCCGCCATCGCTCTTGGCGATGGTCAGGGTGTCGAGGATGATGGTGGAGCTCGCAAACTCGGCCCGGCCGCCCGTGAAAGAGAGCTGCTGGGTGGTCTCGGTCGCCTTGCGGTGCTTGCCCGCAGACGGGTCGAGGACGTTGATGACGTAGATGGGGCCGATGTTCCCGAGGGTGTTGTTGAAGTGCGCGTTCATGACCTCGCAGAGCGTAAAGGTGCCCCAGTCGGCCGCATAGCCGAGCTTGCGCTGCGCGTCGATCATGTTGCTGAGCTTGATGGGCTCATTGATGACGCCGGCGTCTGCGAAGCCGCGCACGAGGTTGACAGGCGCCGTGCCGATGTAGACCGGCGTGGTGCCCGCCTGCACGGCGCTCTGTGCCACAGTCTCGCCGATGTGGCCGTATGCGCCGTAGAGGTATTCGTTTGCCATCTGCTTTTCCTCCTTTGCATAAAATTAGAGCAGCCGGTCGGCTGCCCTTAAAGCAGGTGTTGGTAGTCCTTCGGCGTGCGTGTCAGGATCTCCTCGACGGCGAACTCTACCCACGCGAACCAGTAGGGGTAGAAGTCCGGGACGGCGTCCTGCTCAGACACAGGGCCGAAGGTGATGCCGTCCTCCTTCATGACGCGCAGCGGGCCGATGTACTCGGCGTTCTCGATCATGCGGAGGGCCGTGTCCACAAAATTCCATGCGTCGCGCCAGCCCTCGCCGTTTTTCTCGAAGAAGGCCGTGGCCTCCTCGTTTTGCCACTGGACGTATGCGCCGCTGCCGTCGTTTTTCGGTTTGAAGATGTCGCGCCCGTGGTAGCCGGGATCCCACGCAGAGAAGCAGAGCCGGATCTTGATGCTCCTCGAGCTCATGGTCAGGCTGTCGGTGCCCTCCACGATCTGCACGCAGACCGAGGGGATGGGGGCCGGCACCTTCGGGGGCAATCTGTCCTTCGACGGGACGAAAAGCGAGAACGCGGTCGGGTTGACCAGCTTGTAGGGGTAGGAGGCGTCGGTCGCGCTGTCGTCGGGGAGCTTGAGCTGCACCATCGGGCAGACGGTGGAGTCCAGCCACTCCCGGACGATCTCGATGCTATTGACTATGGACACGGCTGCACCTCCTTTACATGGTCACGGTCTGGCCGAGCGCGATGGTGGCGACGCCCATGTCCTCGCTCCAGTCGTTGACGATATACTCGCGGCCGTCGATGTTGAGCCCTTCGCCCGCCGGGCGCCGGGGCGGCAGATCCTCGACTGCTGCATACAGCATGAGGGACGACTCTGCCACGCCCAGCTCTTGCCCCCCTTGGCGTTCTTTCAGGGCGTTGTCATCCAGCACGACGGTGATGGTCTTTCCGTCGACCTTGTGCTCCTCGCCGAACTCGTCGAGGCTGAGGAACACGAGGCGGCGGTCGTCGGCGACCATCCTCTTGAAGTCGAAGGCCATCAGACGGGATCCGCGGCGCCGATCTGAGGGGGCTCCTCGCCGTCGTCGCTCTGGTCGTCATCGGCTGCCTCGTCGGCCGCAGCCTTCGCCTCCTCAATGGCTGCGATGACGTCGGCCTTCTTGCGCATAGCAGAGGCGTCCACGCCGTAGGCGGCCGCCACTTCCTTCAGCTCGTCGAGCTTCATGTCCTCGTCGTACTCAGGATCGGCGGGCGCGTCGCCGGCCTCGGGCTCCCGCCCCGGCTTTTCGGCTGGAGTAGGGGCCACGGGCTGCTCGTCGATGTACTTGGCGACGCCTTGCTTGACCAGACGGGCCTCGAGCTCAGGGTCAAACTGCTGAGGCCCGTCCTCTTTGGTGATGGGGATCACCTTGCGGCCGTTGTAGTAGCCGAAGGTGCCCGCGATGATCTCGATCATATTCGTGCTCCTTTCTGCCAGCTTAGCCCGTCAGGACATCAGCGACGATCCAAGGGTTTTTGTTGTTGGGGATCAGCAGCGGGCGGCTGGAGATGGTTAGGCTGCGGGTGTTGCCCTCGGCGCTGGACACATACTTCGGCACGCGGCGGCCGGCGTAAGTGTGAAACTCGCCGTCGGCCTGTTCCACCTGAGACACGGCGCCATAGGCGGTGCGGCCCGCTGCGGGAGCGGTGAGGATGCACTTGCCGGAAGGGATGTAGAGCTGATTTTCCCCGGCGTCGTCGGTGTAGGTTTCGTCGTAGGAGATCACGCTGATGATGCGCCCGTTGACGTTCAGGCGGGCAACAACGGAAGCGCCGGGTGCCAGCTCCTCAGGAGCCACGTTGCCCAGCTCGTAGCGGCGGTTGTTGAGCAGATCCTTGATCTCTGCGTTCTCGATGATGGTATCAGCCACATCGGGAGAGCATACCAGATCAGCGGCACGCAGGCCGCGGCTGGTCAGCATACGAGCCATCGCTCCGAGATCTGCGCGGATCTTGGCGCCTTCCGCGTCCCACTTGGTCGTCGGGGTGTACTGCGCGGGGTTGGTGCCTCCGTCGTAGAAGCGGATCTCCATCTCATCGCCCTCGTCGACGTCATCGGCGATGTGCTTCATGATGCAGCCGTTGGTCAGCATGGTCTCGGCCGCCATCGCTTCCTCACGGTTGGTGATGAGGTCGCCCAGCTCGTCAGCGTCACGCATGATGAGCACCTGCTGGCGCTGCTCGGGGGTGAGCTGAGAGTACAGGGCCTCGCCAAAGCCACGCTTGCGCAGCTCGTCGAGGGTCAGAGTGCGGCGGGGAGCCACGAAGGGTGGGGTGTATCTCTGCATGGTGTAGCCCTTACGCAGGATGGTGACGCCGCCCTTGCGGGGAGCTACGAAGGGCGCGAGCTTGCGCACGCCGTCGCGGTACTCGACCAGCACATCCTCGGTGGCGAAGATGTCGCTCGCGTCATTGGTCGGGAAGTAGCGGTCGCGCAGGAAAGTCGCCGCAGGGGCGAGCTGCTGCACAGCCATGAGCAGCGTGTGGGTGTCGTAGAAGTTAAAAGGCATGATTTTGTCCTCCTTCTCTTAGTAGTCCAGCGCGTCGCTCAGCAGAATACCGGCGTTGCGCATGATCTCCTCGTCGGCTGCGACGAGGGTGTAGGAGCCGTCGGTGGACAGCTTGTTCCGAGCGAAGTGCCCGGTGCGGTATGCCGTGGCGGTGACGGCAGTGCCGGTGCCGGTGTCGGTCTCGTCCGCGAGGATATAGACCGCGTTAGTCGCCACAAGGGCGGCAGAAGCCGCGGACATCTCGCCGCCGGCCGCGCCGGTGATGACCGTGCCGCGGGCGAGCACGCCCTTAGATGCCGCAAGTTTTACGGTCACGACATCAGCGACAGGCTCGTTGGCAACGATCAGGCCATCATAGCCGACGGTGCCGATGTTTTCGTCGAGTCTCTTGCTCATTACTTTTTACCTCCGTTCTTGGTAGTGTTGTAGAGGCCGACGATGGCGTCGACCTTTGCCTTGTCGTCGGTCTCGCTGCCTTCCTCGCCTCCGTTTGGGGCGGCTCCGACATCTGCGGCGCCAGACTCGGCGCTGTCGGTTGCGGCGTCCTTCAGGTGCTTGGTGCCGAGGGCCGCCTGCTTCTGCATGGCCTTGAGCGCGAGCTGTTCAGCGGTGCAGGTGTTCTCGCCGTACTTGGCGTCCCTGACGAGCTGAGCGTCACCAACGCTGGCGGCGATGCTGTCGATGGCCTCGATGCGGGCCCGCTCCTGCGCGATGGCGTTGGAAACGGCCTGCTGCTCAATCTGAGCAACGAGGTCGGGGTGCTGTGCTCTCATTTCTTCGAGAGTCATGGGCTCATCTTCCTTTCTGTTTTCGCCGCCGTTCCCGGTCGGCTTATTTCCAGCCGCCGGGGCGGCGTGGATGCTGTTGATGCGGATCGTGCTCGGGACATTGTGCAGCCCCTTGATGTTGTGCCGGATGCCGGCCACGAGGAGCACCTGCTTGTCGGCGCTCACGCTGACATCAGGGCCGTCGCCCTCGAGCAGGGTGTCGGCGAAGCCGTTGTCGACGGCCTCCTGCCCGACCATCCACGTCTCTCGGGTCATCATGCTGCGGAGCTGATCGACCTCGATGCCGGTCTTGGCGTGGTAGATCTCCGCGATGGCCCGCTCGCTGGCGTCGAAGTCCTTCTGGAGCTTTTTCAGGTCTGCGAGGGTGTAGTAGTCGTAGAGCAGCCCGGCGACGCCGTGGATCATGACCATGCTGCCGGGATAGACCTGCACCTCGTCGCCGGCGCAGGCAATGACGCTGGCCGCGCTGGCTGCGATGCCTTCCACGACGACGACCTTGTGGCCGCTCAGGCCCTTGATGGCGTTGTGGATGGCGATGCCGGTGTAGAGGTCGCCGCCGCAGCTATTGATCTTGATGGTGATGTTGCTCTTGCCCTTTACGGCCGCCAGATCTTCCATGAAGCTCTCAGGGGCGATATAGAGGCCGGGCTCGGGCTCACCTGTCCACCAGTCCACAGGCTGACGGGCGACGACATCGCCATAGAGGACGATCTCGCCCGAGTCCTCGCCGACGCTGGCGATGTTCCAGAACTTCGTCGGCGTCTGCTGGACGACCTGCGGCCCGGCGCACAGGCGCGGGGTGTTACTCGTTTTCATGCTTGTCCTTGTCTCCTTCCTTGATGGTCTTTTCCACCTCGGCGACGATGGCAGCGCGCCGCACGGCAGCCGAGAGGGATGTGCCGGCCACTGAGGTGCCGCCGGAGTCGCCGGTGCTGCCGGTGTCTCCCTGAGCCGCCCGCAGCTTCTCGTTTTCCCGGGCGAGCTGGTCGATGTTGGCGTCCCACTGGCCGCCGTTGAGCCGGATCGTGGCCTGCTCGCGGGTGGTAATGCCCTCGCCGATGGCGAGGATCTCGGCCGTGATCTCCTTGGTCGGGTCGAGCTGCCCCTGCGAGGGGCCGATCCACTCGGCGCCGAGGTAGGCCGCCCGGGTTGCCGGGTCAGCGAAAAAGCCCGGGGCGCTGATGCGTCCGCGGGCCACGGCCTCGGCGATGAAGATCTCATAGATGGGGGTGCAGAAGTCATCGACAAACCACTTGCGCCTCATGCGGAAGGCTTTCCACGCCTCCAGCAGGGCGGCGCGGCTGGCGCTGTACGAGCTGTTGAACGCCTTGAGGAGCAGGTCGGCCGGGATCTCGAGGGCTGCGCCCACCTGCTCGCAGATGGCGCGCAGGAAGCTGTCGAAGCCGCTGGCCGGTCGCTTGGGGTCGGCAAAGGTGACATCCTCGCCGGGCTCCATGATGTTGATCTGCCCCGGGCCCATCTCGTACTCGTTGGGATCCCGGCTCACTTCCGGCAGGCTGCTCCCCACCTCGTTGAACGGGTTGTCGCCGGCGCCGGCCTCGGTCTTGATGAAGGCCGTGAAAAAGCTCTCCACGACGGCCGCGGTCAGCTCGCTCTCGGTGTAGCGCCGGAGCTGGAGCAGGGGCTCGATGACCTGCGCGAGGTAGCTGACGCCTCTGTACTGATCCGGGCGCTCGCTCTCCATGATGTGCAGGATGTTCGGGAGCCCTGTGCGTCGGCCGTATGCCTCCACGCGGGCCCACTTGGTCGCCGCCGCGCCCAGCTCGAAGGGGTAGGTGCTGCGGATGTGGTAGGCGACGATCTGGCCGTTGCCGTCCACCTCGACGCCGTCGAAGATGGTGTTGCCGTTGGCCGCCTTGCCGGTGGTCAGCAGCATGGGGGTGACGATGCCGGAGCTCGTCGGGGTTGCCACGCGGTCGGCCTCGATCAGGTGGATGCGCAGTGAGTATGGCATGAGGGGCGTCGGGTCGTACTGCTTGACGACTGCGAACACGTCGCCGCTGACCAGCCACGAGGCGAGGGCGAGCTGCTGCATGGCTGCGAAGTTATTGACGCCGGTGGCGTCGCACGCCCTTTTATTGTTGGCCCACAGGTTGAACTCGCGCTCGGCCTGCGCCTGCCATGCGTCCGCGGCCTCCTGTGTCATGCCGAGCGCCTCCCGGTCGATCCGGCTCTTGAGCTGGAGCCCGATGCCGACCACGTTGGTGCGGTTGGTGCGGATGGCCGAGGTGGCGATGGGTGCGGCCATGTAGAGCATCCGGGCTCTCTGCCGGAGCGTCCAGTTGTGGGCGTCGATGTCCTCCTTGGGGCTGCCACTGAAGGCCCTGAAGCCCTTGGTCGACCGCTTGTGCCAGCTCGCGCCGGCGTCGCCGTAGCCCTTGTTCACGGGGCGGGGGCTCTGCCGGCCGCTCTGCGGTCGGCTTCTGTTCTTTCGTCTGCTGATGGTGCTCACCTCCTTCAGGTAAAAATGGCCGGCGCCGGGAGAAAAGGAGCGAAAACTCCCGGCGTCAGCCTATGAAAAAAGCCCCTTTCGGGGCTTCTTTCACCAGTCACGGGGGACGACGCCCACGGCTTTGCGGGGGCGCTGCCCGTTGAGTAGGGCCTCGAGGGCTGCGATGTCGTCCTCGAGCTCCTTGATGGCCGCCCGGATGGCGGCGAGGTCGGTGTTGTAGCGGGACAGGTTGCGGGATCCGATGCCATAGCTCTGCACGCCGCCGCTCAGCATTTCGGCCTCCCGCTTCAGGTAGAGCTCGAGCCGCTCCCGCTTGCCGGTGAGCTCGATCTCGATGGTCTTGCGCGTTTTCATGTGGTCGTGTCCTCCTTACCAGTCGTCGAAGGCGCTGGAGCTGCTGCGCTTGGTGCGCGCCCGTCGCTGCGGCGCCGGTTTTGGCTGCTCCTCGAGGCCGCGCAGGCGGCGCTCGACTGCGTCCATGTCGGGGTTGATGATCTTGAGGCCGGCGTTGGCATAGTCCCGGCAGTCGAGGGCCTCGTTGCGGTTGTGGCCGGGCAGCTTCTCCCACGCCCAGCGGTCGCCCCTCCGGGTGCTGGTGAGCACCAGCTTCTCGGAGAGCAGGCCGTTGAAGTAGTTGAGGTCGTAGCCGGCGTCGGGGTGCCGGTTGAAATGGGAATATTTCGGGCCGGGCTCCTGCACCTTCAGGCCGGCCATGATGGCAGCCTTGCCGGCGTCGACGCCGATGGTGTAGAGCCAGCAGGTGATCTTCTTGTTGTCCCGGATCGGCACCTTAGTCGGCGGGGAGACGTAGGGGATCCCGTCGCCGCCCTTGCCCTTGATGGCAAACACGCGCTTGCCCTGTCGGGCCCGGCACGCCTCATACACCTCTTGGGTGAAGTGGCCGCCGGAGTCGACGCAGGTGATGGAGATCTTCAGGCCCCGGCCGTTCTTGAACTTGTAGACATGGTCGACGACATCGTCGAGCCGCTGCCAGACCTCGGGGGTGTCCGGCCGGCCCATGATGTAGCCCTTGACGATGCCCCAGTTTTCGCCGTACTTGCCGTGGCCGACGACCTCGTACTCGAGGCGGTTGTCCTGTGTGTCCACGCCGCAGGTGAGCACCAGCACGCCGTCGGGCAGCTCCACGGGTGTGCCGTCCGGGCGTGTGCCGTAGTCCTCACGGCGGGTGAGCATGGTGTCCTCGTCCTCGAGGTCGCCGCGATCCTCCCATAGCTGGCCGAGTAGGGTGTTGTAGACCACCTTGAGCCGCTGCGGGTCGTTCTTGGCGTCGAGGAACTTGAGGACGATCTTCTCCCATGGTGTCCACGGGGAGCTGAAGGCGTTGAGCCAGAACGAGCGGACGCCCTTCTTGTAGGCGTCGGGGTTTTCTGCGATCCACTTGGCCGGCTGCCGTCGCATGGTCTCCTCGGGGATCAGGCAGCCGCAGGCGGGACAGGCCCACGAGACGCCGCCCTTCAGGCTCCAGACCTTTTTGCCGCGCACGCGCTTGGCCTCGGGCTCGAAGTGGATGGCGTCGAACACGATCTCGCTGTACTCCCCGCACTCGGGGCAGCGGTGGCACCAGCGTTCCTGTGTGCCTTGGTAGAAGCTGGTCTCGATGTTGCTGGCGCCCTTGATGGTCGGGGTCGAGACCTCGACGGCCTTGGCGTTGTAAAAGGTCGCCTGCCGGGCCTCGGCCAGCGCCCACGGGTCGCCCTCGGTGCCGGCACTCGTGGCCCAGCGGTCACGCTCGTCGCCGATGATGTAGCGTGCGGGGGTGGATGCCAGCGCCGAGGCGCTGTTGGAGCCGGTCAGCGTGAGCATACCGCCCGGGAAAGACTTCTGGAGGATGGTGTTGCCGCTGTCCTTGGCTTTGACATCGTGCACCTTTGCCTTCAGGGGCTTGCTATCCCGGATCATGGGGGCGACGCGCAGCCGGCTGAACTTTCTGGCGTCGTCGATGGTCGGGTGCACATAGAGGATGCTGCCGGGGTCTTGGTCAATGATGTAGCCGATGATGTTGAGCTCGAGCTCCGACTTGCCGACCTGCGACGCGGCGACCATGACGATCTTGTGCACCTTCGGATCCGTGAAGGCCCGCATGGGCTCCTCGAGGTACGGGGTGCGCTTGGTGCGCCACGGGCCTGCCTCGGCCGAGCTTTCGGGGGAGAGGCGGCGGTGCTTGTCGGCCCACTCGTCCACGGTCAGGCTCTCAGGCGGGGCGAAGCGTTTGATCGCCCCCGAGATGGCGGCGTTGAGCTTCGCGGCGGCCTTCTTAGTCGTCCGCGTCATCGGAGAGCTCGCTCCATCCCTCCCGATCCCTTACCCGCCGCGCATAGACCTCGGGATCGTATTTATAGCCGGCCAGCTCCTCGAGGATCTTGTAGACCTCGGCGCGGATGATGTCGGACGCTTCCGCAGCGGTGGCCGCGCTGGAGACATCCACGGCCAGACGCCCGGGCAGCGCCACGAGCATCGACCTGATGCTATACACGAGATCGGTCATGACGGCCTCGACATCCTCGCTGCGGTGCATGGTGCCCTCGAGCTCCTTGAGCTGGAGCGCGGCGATGTCTGCCTTGCTGCGCTTGAGGTCGGCCTCGGCCTCGAGCCGGCGCCCTTCGATCTCGGCGTCCTTTTTGGACGGCTCCCGGCCATTGGCCTTGGCCGTCAGGTATCTGATGTACTTCTGGATCGTCGGCAGCAGGTCGTAGCGGTTGGCGTTGCCCTCCTTGGTGGCCGTGATGATGCCCTCCTTGGTGAGCTGCTGGATGCGGCGGGGCGTCAGCTCGAACAGGGCCGCGATGGTCTTGCTGTCGACGAGCTTGGTGTTGGTGTTCGGCATGGCGTCCCCTCCTTTCTGTCGTGCTGCCGTGCCCCCACCATTTTCGTGAGGTCAGGAAAATGATCGGCGCAGGCCCCCGGGCGAAGCGAAACGGCCCGGAAAAACTTTTTGGAGTCTGCGCGTTTTTTGGGCTCGCCAGCACCGCAGGCGTCAGGGGTGCGTCACAGTACCTTCGGCCGCGCTGCGTGGCCGTGGTGGCCTCTGCGAGGCCGCGTGCCGCGTCTTTTTTGTGCGCGGGTGTTGGCTTGCCTCGGTGTGCTCGGCCGCCTTGGCAGGCGTCCTGCTGGCCGTGGCGGTGGCCCGTGGGTCACAGGCCGAGGGCCCGCTTCATGTGGTGGTCGAGGCGCTTGGCTGTCTCAGTGTTGAGCCTCAGCATGATGGCCTCGTTGGTGCGGTCGCTGGTTATCATCTGCGGCACCGAGATGGTGGTCATCTTCTGGATGTCGGTGCGGGTCTTGCTCATGCGCTGGAATGGGATCCAGCTCGTGCCGTCGGCCTTGGTGTTGCCTGTCCCCATGAGGATCCAGTGAGACCGCTGCGAGTATGGCCCGCCCTTGGTGCGGGTGTTCTTGTAGCGGCCGATGACCTTCTTGCTGCCCTTGAGGATCTGCGCCTTCAGGGTGTAGCTCCTGCCGGACGGCGGGGCCTTGGGTGTCATGCCGAAGTGCACAGGGGTCAGGAGCCGGCCCTTGTAGACGAGGGTGAGCTCCTGGATGGTCTCGCCTGTGATGCGGATGCTGCCCGCCATCTTCTTTGGCTTGCCTCCACTGGACGGCGTGATCTCGCCCTTCTTGATGTTGTAGACTGCCGTGACCTCCTGCGCTATCCAGCCGGGGGCCCGGGCCTTCACGTCCTTCACGGTGTTGCTGATGGCCTTGCGGCCGCCTGCCTCGATAGCCTCCACATCGGCCATGAGCTGTCGCAGGTTTTCGATCTGGATGGATATGCTGCCGCCTGCCATGGTCGTCACCTCCTTCGTGGCAAAATAAAAAAGCCGACGGGCTTCTTGCGGTTGCCCGACGGCTTTCTTGCTGTCGTTGTTCGGTTTTGGTGTCTTTGCCCGTCCGATGGTTCACCGGCGTTGTCCGGGTGTCCGGCGGTCTTTTGACATGATACAGGATAGCACGGGGCTGTACTTCCTTTCAATGGATTTTACTGCCCTTTGCTGCCCTTTACTTCCTTTTACTGCCGCGGCTCCATATCCTTCAGGATCTCGGCCATCCGCAGCAGGGCGCGGCCGTGGGCCTTGTATGTCCTGTTCTGGTAGCTGTCTATCCTCTCGAGGTAGTCCTGCCGATCACTGAACAGGACGGCGCAGATCCCGTCCCAGTCTGCCCGGTCGAAGTAGCGCAGCCGTAGCACGGCGCGCTCGTCAGGGTTTTCCACCTGCCGGATCATCGCCTCGAGGGCGGCGCGTTCCTCGCGCTCCTCGGCGAGGCGCTCCTTGATCTGCTCCTCGAGCTCCATCTTCCGCAGCACCATCATCCCGGTGCGGTCGGTCGGTGTGCCGGAGCCCCGGGGCATACCCGTCATGTCAGGGCCGGGCGGCGCGGCCATGGAGATCTCCATGCGGCCGAGGCGCTCGTACTGGTTGTCTATTTCACGGAGCAGGCGGGTGTACTTCCCGAGCCGCTCCTTGATGTCGTGAGTGATCGGCTTGTCGCTCATTTAGGTCAGGGCGTCACTCCTGTCCACCTCCTTCCTCGTCAGGGTCGAAGATCCCGGCGATTTCCTCACGCGAGAGCTCCCGGCCTTGACGGACGCAGCGCACATTCTGTTTTCCTGTTATCCTGATGTATCGCTTGACGATGACATCCGTGAAGGCCGGCGTCAGCTCCATGATGTAGGATGGCTGGCCGTATGCCTCGCAGGCGGCCAGCGTGGTGCCGGAGCCGCCGAAGGGGTCGTAGACGCCCCGGGCGAAGTCCGTGTTGTCGACGAGCTTCTCCAGCAGCTCGACCGGCTTCTGCGTTGGGTGCAGCTCATTCCCGGAGCGGGAGACGCTCAGGACGTTGCCGTACCCCTTGTGGCCGTCGAAGTGTGTGGCGGCCCGGGCGGCGAACAGTATGAGCTCATGCTGTGAGCGCCAGCCGACGCCCATGCCCGGCGTGCCCTTGTCCCATACGAGCTCCGACTTGACGCCGAAGCCGGCAGCCTCGACGAGGTCGAACAGGTACACCCACATTCTCCAGTCGGTGAAGATGTAGGCATAGAGGCACGGGATGTCGGTGAGGGCCGCCCGGATCAGGTTTTGGTAGCCCCGGGTGCTGAGGATGTCGTTGGCGATCTTCGGGGCCTTGCCGTCCTTGCGCTCGGTGCCGATGCTGCCGGTCGACTTCTGCGCCTCCTTCTGGCCGCCGGAGCAGTAGGGCGGGTCGGTCAGCAGGATCTCGGGCTTGGCCCCGTCCAGTAGCAGGGCGCGATCCTCGGGGTGTGTGCAGTCCCCACAGAGGACGCGGTGCCGGCCGAGGATCCACAGGTCGCCGTACTTGGTGACGGGCTCGGCCGGTGGCGGGATCTCGGCGTCGGGGTCGCCCTTGGGCTCCTCGGTGTGCAGCGCCTCGGACAGGGCCGTCACGATGTTCCCGTAGTCCTCCTCGGTGTAGCCGGAGAGCATGAACGGGATCTCGCCGGTGTCGATGTCGGCGAACACTTCCGCGAGGAGCTTGTTGTCGGTGGTGGCGAGCTCAGCGATGCGGTTGTCGGCCGTCAGGTCGGCCAGCTCCTCGGCCTCGCTGGCGTAGTCCTGATAGTCAACAGGCACCTCGCTCATGTCGCCCAGCTCTGCGGCCATCATGCGGCCGTGGCCCTTGACGATGTAGCCGCTGCGCTTGCTGACAGTGATGGGCCCGCGCCAGCCCGTGGCCCGGATGATAGAGGCGAGGAGCTTGATCTGCTCCGGTGGGTGCTGGTTGGGGTTTTTCGGGTTGGGCCGCAGATCCTTCAGCGGGATGATGGCGTCGTGGGCGCAGAACACGGGGACGCCGTCGGCGTAGGCTTTGGGCTGCGCGGCCGTGGTGTACTCGGCCAGCTCGGGGCCGGCCTGCGGTAGGGGTTTGTCTTTTGCCATGGGTTTCCTCCTTTACCTGTTGAAAATCACGAGGAGGATGTGCCATTTGTTCAGCATGGTGTCGAGGGACGAGTAGGGGCACTTGAGGCCGTCATCCGGCGCGATCAGCACGACCTCGCCCTTGCGCTTCACGATGGTGACGGCGTAGAAACGGCCAGTCCGGAAGCCCATGCTCCCGTTTTTGCCAGTGAAGATCGCGCTCGCCTTCACGGTCGGCCGGATCCGCAGCTCTTTCTCCAGCAGCTCGCGGGCCTTGTCTCTATTCATGGTGGCGGCCTCCTCTCTTGAAGCGGTCGGCCTGCGGGCAGGTGGCCCAGTGTGGCCGGTAGCCGGCGTCGGTGGCGTTGGCCCCGGGGACGATCTCGCAGCTCACGACCTCGCCCCGGGTGGTGACGACCTTGTCCTTGCCGTCCGGCGTGGCCTTGTAGTAGACCGGCGCCGGGTCGCACGGCATGGCCTTCCCGGCGGGCGTTTTGATCCACACGATAGGGGCGCCGCAGCCGCGGCAGGTTGCCTTATTCATCCGGGGCACCTCCTTCGCGGGGCTGAGCTCCGGCGTCGACCGTGCGGCTCCAGATCCCCGGCTCGTACTGTCCGTTCAGCCATTTGTGAAGGTTGGACTCTGCGTAGCTGTTGAGCCGGCCGAGCAGCCGGCGCAGTTTTTCCTCCTCGACCTCGTCGGTGCTGCGGGCAAATATGAGCCGGAGCTGGTCGAGCATGATCTGGACGCCCGCGATCTCCTCGATCACGTTGGCGATGGCCGCGGTGGTGGTGGCCCCGGGCGTCGCCCGTTTGACCTTGCAGAGGGCTTTGGTCAGCTCGGCCATCTCCTCGACGGCCATGTCGATTTGTGCGGCCTCCCCATAGCGGTGAATGGCTCGCAGCATAATGTCGCGGCGTTCTCTTTCGTCCATCATCTGCGCCCGTCCCTCCTTTCGGCCTGCTTGAGGAAGGCGATGCGCTTCTTCAGCTCGAGATCGCTCTCCCCGGGCTGGCGCTCGAGACCGTAGCGGCGGGCCTGCTCGTCGATGTTTTCGCTGCGCAGCTCCCGGCGCTGGCGCTCCTCGGTCTGCTTGACGCCCTCCTTCACGAGGACGACGATCAGGACGACCAGCAGCACGGCGAGGACGATGGCCGTGGGGATCCAGATCGGGGCCAGCACCCACAGCCAGCTCCATGAGATGACGCCGGTGAGCTTCAGGATGATGAAGGCGATGGTCAGCAGCCCGCAGAAGCCGATCCCGCCCGCGGTGCCGCTGTTGTTTCTGTTCTCATTCATGGTCTTTTTCCTCCTTTTTGCTGCTGGTGTCGACGAGTCCGACGCCGGCGGCGCCACGCAGGCCGCAGTCGGTACAGACGGCCCGAAGTCCGGGCTCGGCAGCGAGCGCCTGCCGGTGGATCTCGGTCTCCCAGCACTCGGCCCCACAGATAGGGCAGGTGGCAGGCTTCCAGTCGTCGCGCTGCGGATCCGGGATATGCGCCCGGGTCGGCATGAGCAGCAGCCCGCCGTCTCCGACTTCGTGCGGGACGAGTACGCCCGGATCGTCGTCGGGGATCATGGAGTTGAGCAGCTCGTCATACTTGTCGCCGATGGCCTTCTCGGCCGTCTGCCATGCCTCGCCGTGGTCTTTGTCCTCGGGCGTGGCTACATGGGCCAGCTCGTGCGCCAGCAGCTCAGGGGCGGCGCTGATGGGCGCCTCAGCCGAGATGCAGACGATGGGTGCGCTGCCGTCGCCGGGGAAGATGGTCAGACCGAAGGCTCTGTTGCCCGACTCGTCGCACAGGTCGGGGACGAACTGCGCGTGGTAGTCGATGCCGGGGTAGAGCTCGGCGAAGGCCCGGGCCACGATGGCCGACGGGTCGTTCATGTAGGGCGAGGCCATGGGGCCGATCTGCTCGTACTGCTTCAGGGCCGCATAGGTCTGGCGCAGCATGGCCCGGAGCTCGTCCTTCTTGAAGCCGTTGAGGGTCGGCCCGTTGAGGACGAGGTCGATCATCTTGTCGCTCCAGTCCTCCATCATGTGGGTCTCGCCCATATAGCGGGCGGCCCCGGGTTCGACGTCGACCTTCTCGCGGGTGAGGGTCTTGTAGTCTTTCATCTGGCGCCTCCTTTGAAAAATCCATCAGGATCTCGGTGGATCGCTTCGACCGTGTCCTTGATGCCGCCGGCGATGCACTCGGCCATCTTGGTCGCGGTCGCGGTTTCGGCGTCCTTCGCAGCCTTCTCGATGGCCGGGCCGATCTCCCACGGCTCGAGGCCAGTGTTTTCGTAGGCAGCGAGGCGCTGCACGAGCGTCTCCTTGGTGGCGGGGCTCCAGTAGCCAGTCTTGATGCCGTTGGCCCTTTCATGGGTCATGCGTTCCATGTGCTTGCTCCTTTCTGGAGGGCCGAGCGGGCCGCAGCCCGCCCGGCCGGTGTCCTTACTGCATGATGACGACCTTTCCGGCCTCGATCAGGTCGGCGAGGTTGGTGTTGAAGTAGTCGGCGATGTTCTTCTTGGCCTCGAGCTTCCAGATCCCGCCGTCGGCCTCGAAAAAGCCGATGCCCTCCTCGGGGTGCACGCGCAGCAGGAACTCGCTCTCGGGCTGCTCCACCTCGAGGAAAGTGCGGAAGGGCCGCAGCAGGACGCGGGGCTTCACCTCGACCAGAGCATTGAGAGCCACGCCCTGCCGGGCCTCCACGGTCTGCGTGACGCCGTTGTCGTTGGTGCTGACGCTTTTCTCGTCGGTCATCCGGCCGAGCAGGTCGAGCAGGTAGGCCGTGCCCTCGTTGGGGATGAACAGGCTGCGCAGCTCGATCAGAGCGACCTCGCGGCTGCGGAAGCCGGTGTAAATGCCCGGGGCGTCTGCCTCGGCGCGGTAGAGGATATTGCGGGAGAAGTCGGACAGGTAGGTGGTCATGACCTCGACGCTCTTGTAGCTCTTGGCCTGCACCATGATGGTCGTGCCGACCTTCTCCAGCTCGGTGCGGATCAGCTTGCAGACGCCGTCGAGGCCGCTGACGCTGATGGCCTCGGGGCGGTCGACGTGGGGCGGGATCCGGGTGAGGTGGCCGTCCGTGTAGGTCTGGCCGCCGATCTCGAAGGTTTTGGTCTCCTTCAGGCTGACGATTTTGTCGATCATTTTGGCGAGCATGGTGTTGTCCTCCTTGTATATGAATATTTATGCGCTTATGCGCGGGTGACGAGCTTGAGCAGCTTCGGGGCTTCCTGCTGCGTCCCGTCCATGTTCAGTTGACCGGGCACCTGCGGCACCATTTCGGCCACGACGTGCTCGCCGTTGCTGTCGCCGGTGACATAGAGCGAGGTGGCGACCGGGTTGGTGGAAGCGAGGGTGCTCTTGGCCGTCACCGAGACTTGGATCTGCCGGCGCTCGTCGTCCGGCGTCAGCTCGATGGTGAGGGTGATCTTGCGCTTGGCGGTGGCCTTGGTGTTGGGGTCGAGGATGTTCTGGATCACCTTGTCCATCTCGTAGTCGACGCGCTCCTCGAAGGCGCCGCGGGCCATGCGCATGATGCTGTCGCGGTTTTCGTTCATCTTGTTTCTCTCCTTCCTGTCAGGCCCCGGGGCCGAGGAGCGTCATCTGCTCTGGCCCGGTGGCGGGATTGTCGGCCGGATCGGCTGCGGGCCGGTCTGCCGCTGCGGTGTGCACCCGGGCCCACACGGCCTCGGTGGCGTCCGAGCGGGTGGCCTTCCTGCGGCCGACCGTCTTGAGGATCCCCATCTGCTTCATCTCGGTGAGGCGTGGGGCCACATAGTTGCGGTTGAAGTACGGGATCTCGCCGGCGGCGACGAGCTCCTCGGTGATCTCGCTGGCGGTCATTTCCCGGGCCCCGAGGGTCTCGAGGATCAGCCGGCAGCGTTTCTCCCTCTTGGGGAGCACGGCGTCATAGCTTTGGCGCCGGGTCTCCCGGGTCGTTTTGTCCATCGGTTTCCTCCTTTCCGTAGAAGGGGCAGCTCGTGAACTCCCCCTTGCAGGTGGTGTCCCACATCAAGGACGGCAGCGGCCGGTCGCAGGCTGCGCAGTCGACGCCGTCATGGACTCCGTCGGCCCAGTACCCCTTGTAGTGCGGACAGTTGCTTTTGTAAAATGGCCGGCCATGCTTCAGGTATATGGTGTACTTGTCCGAGGTGTCTGGTATTTTAATGATCCATTCCCATGGGAGCCCCTTGCCCTCGAGGTACGCCTTCACCTTGGCGAAGCCCGGCAGGCTGAGCGGATCCGCAGGATCCGGCTGGGGCGGCTGTTTCATCTTCTCCATCGCCTCGAATATGGTGAGCTGTTCCATCGTTTTCCTCCGTTTCGGTGCTCGAGGCTGGCACCTCATTCCCCCACGAGTCCCACCCGGGAGCCGTCTCTCTGGCGAAAAGCTCGATCCGGGGCAGGTCTCCCATCAGCTCGACGATCCTGTCGCGCACTTCGTCTGGCTTTTGGCTATGCTTCCTCAGCGGGCTGAAAACGAGCTGACCGACTCCTGCACTTATCCGTTTCGGCTTTCCTTTCACAGCCAGAAGGCAAGGCTCCGTGTTTCCCCTTGTCCAGCGGCCGAGTCCGAAAAAGTAGCCGTTTCCGCTGCGGTTTTGCTTTACCCACTGGAAGGCGATGCTCTTGTAGGTGAAGCCCCACGCCTCGATCACTTTGAGGGCTTCGCGCAGCATCGGATATGTGGCCCACATAAACAAAATGCAGTTATCAGAAGCAATACCCCCCCCCCGCAACATTGACGGGGAGCTTGCATATTTCCTCGACCGTCATCGTGGGGTAGTGGTCGGCTGCGTTTCCGTTGCAGCCCTTGTCTGAATAACTCCACGGCGGGTCGGCGTAGATTATGTCGTATTTTTTATCCGGGAATGGTATCACTGTTTTTCCTCCTTTTCGAGCTCTTTCTTGGCCTTGGAGAGCAGCCACGACCTGATGCACCTCTCGCAGGTGATTTCCTCCACATAGACGCGGTGGCACTTGGCGATGGAGTCATAGCGGCAAAGGCCGGCGGCCTGCATGACTCTTGCCGCGATCTTCACGGCCCTGCTGTCGATGGTGTCCTTCATGGCTTTACCTCCCCGACGATGATGGTGCTCGGCTGCTCTCGGATCATCTGCTTCAGGCGCTCGATCTCCTCGGGGCTCAGGTCTTTCACGGTGATGGCCTCCGGCGGCAGCTTGTCGAGGAACTTCACGAAGCCGGCCACGACCGGCACCTTGTAGGGCTTCAGCTCGTCGCGGGTCATGTACTTGCGGCCGTAGGTGGCGGCCATATCCCTCCAGACGGCCCACGGCACGCGGAAGCACTCGGTCAGGCTCATGGAGACGAGGACGAAGGCGACGGCGCCGAGCTTGTGGTGGTGTTCGAGGTCGTCCCGTTGTTCCTTGGTCAGGCGGTTGAACTCGATGCGGTCGTCGTCGGTGTGCTTGGCCTCGAACACGACGGCCCTGCCGCCCTTGAGGGTGCCCTTGTAATCCGGCTGGGCCTGCTTGGTGTAGCAGGCGAGGAACTGGCCCTTGTAGTTTTTCGGGCCGAGGGGTTTCATGGGCTCCGGCGTCTTTTCGATCTTGGCGAGCCCCCGGTCGAGGTAGTAGTCGCAGGAGCCGGAGATCATCGACTCGAAGTAGCTGCCGGCGAGTCGGGCCTGCTTGCCGCGGATCTGCGCCCGGATGTGCTTCTCGGCCTCGTATGGCGTCGGGTCATTGTGGCCCTCGGCGTTCTTCTTCGGGTTATCCATGGCGATCACCCGCCGATCTCGAGCCGGCTGCCCGGGTTTTCCTTCAGGCGCTTGGCAAGGTCGATGATGATCCGACCGTCCACCTCGATGCTGATGGGCCCGTGGTTGAGGTGCTCGTTGCAGCGGGCCATCGCCCGGAAAGCCGGCACCCGGATGATGACGCTGCCGGCGTCCTGCGGATCCTCGTCCCGCTTCTCGGCCTCGGGGATCTCGCTGATGGCCTTGAAGCCGTTGAGCACGGGGATCCCGCGCTCCCGGGCCAGCTCGATCTCGGCGGCCATGCCGGCGGTCGGGCAGTCGAGGCCGAAGGCCCACAGCTCGTCACACATGAGCACCAGCTCGCGGCCGATGCTCAGGCCCAGCTCGCGCTCGGCCGGGACGGTGTCGTCCATGAACTGCGTGAGGTAGATGTGCGGGGTAACAGGGATGCAGCCGCGCTCCACGGCGGCCCGGCTGAACTCCTTGGCCCGCTGGATGTTGTTCTCGTAGTCCCCGCGGCACGGGGAACAGATGTAGACCTTTTTCATGGGGTTATGTCCTCCTTATGCGTGAGCACTTTGGCCCATCGCTTCTTGTACTCGGCCGGCGGCTGCTTCTCAGGAAAGAGCGAGAGCTGCGTCGGCCTTCCTGCGTATCTCTGCTTGTTCCACCTTGGCTTTCCGGCCTTCTCGGCCTCCAGCGTCCAGCCCGCCGCCTTCAGGCTTGTCCCGGGCTCGCTCTGGAGCGTGAAGGTGATGATCTTGCCGTAGCCCTCGCGCTTCGCCCGACGGGCGCAGGCGGCGTATAGTGCCGAGCAGGCGTTTCTCGTTCCATCGGTGCAGAGGCGCGTCACCTCGAGCGTGTTGCCGTCATCCAGCCGGCGGCCGGTTGGGCGTCCCACGATGGCGACGCCGCAGAGGCGGCCGTCCTTGAAGGCTGCGAGGCTCCATTTGTGCCCGACGACTCTGCCATGGTGACGGTGCACGGCCTCGACATAGGCGTTGGCCTGCTTCAGCGTCGTGGGCTTGACCTCGATCACCTGCTGCGCCAGCTCTGGCCTGTGAGGGTGATGGCCCTGCACATTTCCATGAGCCGGTCGATGGTGGCCCGGGCGGTCATGTCGTCCCGAGTCTCCCGGGGTGTCATGCGCTCGATCAGGGCCTCGGTGTCGTAGTTGGTGGTCACTATTGTCGGCAGGTATGCCTCATAGCGGCCGTTGATGATGTTGTAGATCGTGGAGATCGCCCACTCGGTCGGCGGCTCCTTGCCTATGTCGTCGATGACGAGCAGCGGGACGGTCTTGTAGATCTTCAGCACGCTGCCCTCGTCGGTGTCGCGCTTGGAGAATGTGCGCTTGATGCGCTCCAGCAGGTCGATCATGGTCATGCAGACGACCGGCCGGCCCTGCGCGATCAGGTGGTTGGCGATGGCTGCGGCGAGGTGTGTCTTGCCGGTGCCCGGCGGGCCTGCGATGAATAGGCCGTTGCGGCCGGGCTCGGGAGCCCCGGGCCGGGGCAGCAGGGTGTCGAAGCTGTCGGCGTACCTGCGGGCCGCTGCGGCTGCGCGCCGGTTGTCGTCGGTGATCTGGATGGTGTCGAAGGTGCGCCGCAGGAAGCGGTCGCCCATGCCCGACTCGCCGATGATGCGGTTGATGCGCTCCCGCATTTTGCGCTCGGCCTCGGCCTTGCGGTTTGCCTCCTCCTCGGCGGCCTTGGCGGCCTTTTCCTCCTCGTAGGCTTTCACGGCCTGCGGGCAGGTGCACCTCTCGGCCCCGTAGGGCGGCCAGATGATGCGGTCGCCGAACTTGAAGCCCTTGTGGTAGCGCATGGCCCCGCAGAACTCGCAGGGGACAGGAGCCGGGGTGTCGGGCAGGTCGGCGACGCGCTCGTCGTTGCTCCAGATCCAGCGGTCGCCGTCGTCACTGGTCGCTGTCGTCGTCGGCCGGCTTGAAGCCCTTGCCCCAGTCTCGGCCGGCGTCTGCATCCCGCTGAGGATCTCGCTGATAGCCTTCACCTGTGCTCACCTCCTCGCCGTTCTCCCAGTAGCCGCCGTTGAGCCATGTGGCCGGGTTGGGGATAAAGCGGCCATTATCCCGGCGCCACTGTTCGGAGTGCTTCTGAGCGTTGACGGCCTGCATGATGGCCTCATGCAGCTCGGCCGTCGGCTTGATCGTCCTCCACGCCTTGAGGGCGTACTGCTTGCCGACTTTCTTGGGGTAGGCGTTCCAGAACTCGTCAAACCTGACTTCGATGGGCGACTTCTTCCCCGCGCCATCCCCCTCGGCTGAGGGGGTAGGGGGTGTTACTCTCCCTTTCTTTTCTCTACTCTGGTCTACTCTACTCTTGCCGCCGGTCGTTGGCGTGGCGTCCGGCGGTTGTCCGGCGGTCGGCGTCTGGTCGTCCTGCGTATCGTCCGAGGACGAAGCGGCGGCAGCACGGCGGCGGGCCGACCGTTCTTTCTCGGCTTGCCGTTGGTCGATCAGCTTGCCGGCGTACTCATACCAGTCGTGGATCTCGAGGGTGCCGTCCTCGTTTTCGTCGATCCAGCCGGCCCGGATCAGCGTATCGGCCAGCTTTTCGGGCTCTCCGTCCCACTGTGCCGCCCGGGCGATCATGCGCGGGGTGATGCCGGCGAGGTCTCCCTTGGGGGCGTTATCGAGGGCCCACAGCCAGAAGGACACGAGCAGCCCCATCATGTGCGGCGGGGTGATCTCGAGCTCGTCGGCTGCGTCAAAGAGCTTGCGGTGGTCTTTGAGTGTTTGGTGCACTTGAAGCCATGCCACGGTCGTCACCTCCTTCTATGCGGTCGCGTGTCTTTGGCTCGTTTTCGGTCGGCCGCCGGTCGCCCGGCGGTCGTTCAGAATGGCAAGTCCCCATTGTCGTCCACCTCGGTGAAGTCGCCGGAGCTGTCCGGGTAGTCGGCGAAGTCGCCGCCGGTGTCCTGATGGCCGGCGCCTGCCCCGTCCTTCTTGCTGTCGCAGAAGTGGACAGAGGAGACGGTGATCTCGGTGGCCTTGCGGTGGTTGCCGTCCTTGTCCTCGTAGTTGCGGCTGGTGAGCTCGCCCTCCACGAGGACGAGCCGGCCCTTGGTGAGGTACTTGCTGACGAACTCGGCCTGCGCACGCCACGCGACGCAGTCGATGAAGTTGGTGATCTTCTGGCCGTCCTTGGTCTTGCGGCCGGTGTCGCTGGCGAGCCGGAAGCTGGTGATCGCCACGCCGCTCGGGGTGTGTCTGAGCTCAGGGTCGGCCGTCAGCCGCCCTTGCAGTCCTGTGTGGTTATACATCAGCCTTGACCTCCTTGCTGGTTATGCTGCGCGGCAGCAGCGTCGAGGGAGTTGCAGATCTCGTCGTACTCCTGCCGGGTCAGGGTGGCCGGATCCTGCTTCTTGTACTTCTCGAGGATCCGGGCGATGGTGCGCTCCTTGGTCATGCCGGCGGCCTCTGCCTTCTTGTAGAGGCGGCTGAGCTGTGCCTCGGACAGGCGGCCAGAGCCCTGCCCCTGACGCTGCTGGCCCTGTCTGGAGCCGCCAGAGCCGCCCCCGGAGCCTTTACTCTGCGCGCCGAAGTCGCTGTTGTCGGGGTCGTCCTCACCTTGGTCGATGCTGAACTTCTCGAACAGGTAGTATTTCAGGGCATAAGTGTGGGCGGCCCCCTTGGCCTTGGCCGGGTCGTCGTTCCAGCCGAGGGCGTGGACGACTGCCTCCAGCGTTTCGTCGTCGTTGTCGAGGTTGATCCAGCGGATCGTCAGGTCGGCCTCGTAGAGGAACATGAGCTTGTCGCCGTTGTAGGTCTTGGTCTGCATGGTGATCCAGTAGACCGGGTCGCCGTTCTCGGCGTAGCGCGTGGCCTTCTCGCCGATGACCTCGAAGTCGACGCCGAGCTCGTTCATGATGGGGGTGATTTTCTCCCACACGTCGTAGATCTTGGCGTACTTGTATTTGACACCTTCGCTGTGCTTCTTCTTGACGATCTCCGGGCAGGCTTTCCGCATTTCCACGAGCTTCTGCCGGAGCGTCAGACAGCGGGCCTCGATGGGAGGGGCCGCAGCAGCGGCCGCCTCCGTCTTTTTGGTCTCAGTTGCCATGTGGCACCTCCTTTAGATGTCGACCGTGAAGGTGGCCGGGGTCTCGTAGGCCGTGACGCCCTCCACGATCTCGCCGGTGCTCTGGATGGTGGCGATCTCGCCGGTGTAGGCGAGCAGTTTCTTCAGCTCGCCCCACTTGGCCGACTCCTCGACCTTGACGAGGTCGCCGTAGCCGTTTTCACGCAGCCACGGCACCAGCTTGGCGTCGTCGACCGTGGCCTTGACGGTGCCCTTCTTGAGGGTCAGGGTGCCGGAGAGCAGCCGGTACTTCTCGGTCGTCTTGGTGGTCTTGTGTGGCACGGTGTTGAAGAAGTCGGCGAGGCAGGAGGTCAGGAAGGCGGTGCCGTTCTCCATGCGCCGGCGGGCGGCTTCGACCTTCTCCTCGATGGCCGCCTTCTGCTGGTCGGCCAGCTCCTTCAGACGGTTGTACTCGCTGCGCTCCTCGGCGATCTTGCGGATGGCCCAGTCGGCGCAACGGTCGTCAGTGATGCGGAAGGGGGCGCGCTCGCCCTGTTCCACGGTGCCGAGGTCGACCTGCTCCAGCTCGTCGAGGGTGACGGCCGGCAGCGCCTCGGCAGGGGCCTCGGGGGCCTCTGCCTGCTGTTCTGCGGCGATGGCCGCGGTGGTTTTATCGCTCATGCGGTTGCTCCTTTCTGGTGCTCTGCGGCCCGCGTGGCCGCGAGTTGGCTGTAATGTTCATCTATCTCGATCCCGATGTACTGGCGCCCTGTTTTGGCGGCAGCGACGAGCGTGGAGCCGCTGCCGGCAAAGGGGTCGAGGATCAGGGCGTCCGGGGTGGTGGTCGCCTCTATGAGCTGCTCCAGCAGCTCGACGGGCTTCTCGTTGGGGTGTGTGAGGCTTTGGTTGCCGACCTTGGCACAGGCGATCAGGTCGTCCGGCCGTTTCCCGGGCAGCTCGAAGCGGCCCTTGGCGGCGAAGATGATGACCTCATAGCGCGGGGCAAAGGAGCCCTTGAGGTCTCCCATGCCGTGCGCCTTCTTATCCCACACGATCACCGACTTGACTGTCAGGCCGGCGAGCCGCAGGGCGTCCATGAAGGTCTGCTGCACATCCCATCTTGCGAAGCAAAGTACCCCCCCCCCGCGTTTCACGACTCTGGCGGCGTCGTAGATCCACCAGATGAACGGGGCCTTGTCGTTTTTGATCTTTGCGAGTCGGCGCTCCTTTTCTTTGCGCCCGCTCTGGTAGTCGATGCCGTAGGGCGGGTCAGTGATGACCATGTCGACGCTCTCGTCGTCCATGCTGCGTAGCACAGTCAGGCTGTCGCCGGTGATGACGGTGTTGGGCTGGATCATGCTGCCGGGCTCCTTTCTGCGAAAAAGCGGTGGCCGCCGACCTCTGCGACGAAGATCTGGCTCTCATGCCAGTCGCTCGTCACGAGGGCGGGGTTGTAGAAGTACATGACGGGGGCGTCGATGGCGACCTCGCCGCGGTCAAATACGGCCGCGACGGCGTCCTTGACGCTCTGCGTGGGGTCGGGGCGGTTGCTGGTGTAGCTGTAAATCACGACGGCCTCAGAGGGCTGCACGCCCTCCTTCTCGGCGGCGTTGAGAATACACAGAGCGACCAGCATTTGCCCCTCGAAGCTCTCGCCGCCAGACTCGGCCATGACGACACGCTCCACGGTGTCGCGCTCACTGGCGCTGAGGTAGAAGCGGACGGGCGCCTCGGTCGGCTCCGGCGTCTGCGTACTCGCTGCCGGTGTTTGAATTACGACTGCCGGTTGTTCTGCGGTCGGTGTCGGAAGGTCTGCGGCCGTCGGTCGGTCTGTCCCGATGGTCGAGACGGCCACGCCGATGCCGGCGACCATGACCGCGGCGGTCAGAAGGACGGCCGTCTGTCGGATCCGGGCCTTGGCACGGCGCCGGCGGCGTGTTATACTTTGGGTGCGGGATCCGTGCGCTGGCGAGCTGCCGGATGTTCTCGCAGGGGTCGCCCGGTCGCGTCGGGCGGCCCTTTCTTTTGTTGCTTCCATGGTTTTCTCCTTTCACTGGCCCCGGGCCGTCATGAGGGCCTCGCAGGCTGCGATTGTGAAGTCGCTGAACGCGGTCTCCCTGACGGTGTCGGCGGTCAGCAGGACGAGGTACTCGTCGTTGTAGTAGTCGATCTCCGGGCTGCGCTCCCGGCAGAGGTCGAGCTTCCTGCGGGCATAGGGCTCGGAGCGTTCCCACAGGCTGTCGGGGATCCAGTGTCCGAGGTGCTCCTCGACACGCTCGCGCAGCTCCTCGCTCGTGATGGTGATGGCCGGGGCCATGTTCTTCACCTCCGTGACATCCGGGCCGGGAGCGTCTGCTCGGGGCGCGTGATGCTCTTGTTGAAGCCATGCGGCTCATAGCGCACGCCGGTGATCCGGCGGCCGCTGACGCCGTACTTGGGGTTGTAGCCGAACAGGTTGACATAGCTGCCGAGGTCGTCCCGTTCCTCGTCCATGGCCTTCAGCACCTCGAACAGGGCGAGCACGTCGTCGATGGCCCGGTGGCTGTTCTGCACCTTGTCCTCCAGCTCGTAGGCGAGGATCGCATTGGCGAGCTTGTGGGGGTAGGGGCGGCGGTCTTTGTAGACCGTCAGGCTGTCCAGCCAGTCGAGGTGGCCGGGCTTGAAGCCCCGCAGCAGCTCCCGCAGAAAACAGGCGTCAAACTGCGCATTGTGGGCGACCATCAGGACAGGGCCGGGCTTGACCAGCTTGAGGAAGCGGCTGACGGCCGTGCCACTCTGCACGCCCTCGGTCTCCAGCAGCCGATCGGTGATGCCGGTGAGGGTGACGATGTTCTCGGGGAGCCGCTCGCCCTCCGGCAGCCGGATGAAGGTGTCCATCTTGCCGGCGATCCGCAGGGCCCCGGCCTGCGTGCGTTCCACGCGCAGCGCCGCGAGCTCGATGATCTGGTCGTCTCCCGGGTTGAGGCCGCTGGTCTCTGTGTCGAAGATGACGAGGGCCTTGTAGCGGTCGAACAGGCTTGCGAGGTTACTCATGGTCGGCCTCCTTCTCCCGGATGGCTCGCAGCTTCCCGAGCAGGAACGAGACCTCTGCCGTGAACTGGCCCTCGGTGGCATAGGTGCCGCCGAACTGGTCGACCAGCTCCGCGACGATGATGGCTGCCTCCTGCGGTCCGATGCCGGTGTACTGCTCGTCTCCGTCCATGGAGATCAGGAGATCGGAGTCCAGATAGCAAGCGGGGCGCAGGCCGAGGCTGCCGCTGTAGGCGTTGTTCCAGCCCAGCGCGCCATCGCTCCAGACGAGGCGGGCGCTATGCTCGTACCCATTGGAGGCGGTACTGTACGCGGTAGAGAGCCACCACCAGTCGTCAGCGTTGGGAATTACATCGCGGTTGCGCCGGTACTGGTCAACGGTCAGCGAGAAGATGGTGACGGTGCAGGTGCCGTAGTCCTTCAGGCCGTCGTCGGCCGTCAGGTCGAGCTCAGTCTGGAGGAAGGCGTCGGGGCCCTTCACGGCGTCGATCAGGTTGTCGAGGTAGGGGCCGTTCATCCACTCTTTGCTGCTGGAGGTGGCGAAGTTGTTGCAGTTGTTCTCGTCAAAGGGCTTGTTCGGGATCAGGTCGAGGCGCAGACAGAGGGTGCGGCCGGCGGGATCGTGCTCCAGCACCACCCACTTCTCGCCGGCGTAGGGGAACACGGTGCCGCGGGCGGCAGTCTTGAGGGCCTTCTTCATGGTTTTGCTCCTTTCGTTGTCTGCGGCCGGTCGTTCTGGCCGGGCCGCTGGTTGGGTAGTGTCTCGCCGGCGCGCAGCCGGCTCTCACAATGCGGGCAGATGTAGCCGCCGCGGGGGATCTGCTGGTATATGCTCACATTCCAGTAAAGCCCGCAGCCGACGCACTTGAACTTCACGAGCTCCCACCTCCTTCCGAAGCCAGCGCAGCGAAGAAGGCCCGCCGGATGCGGTTGCGGTATTTCTTGCGGACGCGGGCCCGCTTCGCATGGAGGGCGTAGTGGCGCCACTTGGGCGGGGCCCGGCGCAGTATGAAGTTGTCGAGCGTCTCGCCGAAGAAGTCCGCGAGCGTCCTGATGGCCTGAGCGGCCCACTCGATCATGCGGTTGATGGCCTCGATGATGTTGTCGAAGGCGTCGAGGATCCGCTGCACGGCCTCCGGGCTGAGCTTCATGCTGCTGGCGGCCTCTGCGACGCGCTCGACGGCCTCCTCGGTGGCGTTGGGGTAGTGGTCGGCCACGACCTCGACGAGGGCAGCGTGGGCGTCTCTGGCCCGCTGTGCGGCCTCATAGTCGGCGACCGTCATGCTGCCGTCGTAGGTGTAGGGGTTGATCTCGTCCTCCGGGCCCTCGACCAGCCGCTCGCTGAAGGGGAGGCCGGCCTCGGCCGCCTGCTGCCGGGCCGCCTCGATGTCGGCCCGGGCCTGCGTGAGGGTGTCGTCGTCGGCGAGGGCATTGGTGCCCCGCTCGTAGTGCCAGCGGATGCCGGCGGCGATGTCGTCGATGGTCATGTCGCCGAAGTGGCCGAGGTAGTAGCCGTTCAGGACCACAGCCCGGGGGTCGAGGCGCAGAGCCTCGAGGGCGTCGTTGATGTCGTCGGTCTCCCACTCGTTGTTGCCGAGGTCGCTCCAGACGGTCAGGGCGTGCCACGAGCGGCCGGTGCGGTAGACGATTACCCAGCCGATCCCGTCGCGGATCTCGCTGGCGTACTCCCGGGCGACTTCTTTCAATGCTGCCATGCTGGCGCCTCCTCTCTGATGATACGGGCGACCGTGACGAGGTCGTCGATGTCGTGCTTGGTGATGTAGGTGTCAGCCTCGGAGAGCCCGAGGTGCCGCAGCAGCGGCTCGGGCCCGTCCAGCAGGAAGGTGTGGACGGCCACGGCGTTCAGCCGGTAGACCGTCACCTCCACGATGCAGCGGCCGCCGTCGTCCTCCAGCTCGGCCGGGAAGGAGGCCCGGCAGAGCAGCGAGGCGTCAAACTTCGGGGCGGCCGTCGCGGCCGGCCCCGTCGTGATGTCCTCGACGAACCGCTCGAAGGCTTTGCGAGGGATAGAGCTGCGGTACCTTTCGAGGAGCTCGTCGGAGAGGGTGAGGATCGTGTTGCTGTTCATGGTGTCGCCTCCTTCAGCAGGCGTCGCCGTGCGGGCCGACCGTCATGACGTGCTTGATGTTTCCGTCCTTGTCCTTGTAGACTTCCTCGACACTGTTGTCTGCCCAGTGGAGTGTCTCGACGTGCTGCCAGCAGCGGGCGGCCTCTGCGGCTTCTGCCTCTTGTCGCGCCTCCTTCTGGAGATCCTTCAGCCGGTTGTATTCTTTTATGGTCATGCTGTCGAGCGGCTCGCTGAGCGCGTAGTCTCCGAGGTAGTAGGTGGTGAACGTCTGGTGCCATCCGGCGTTGTACCATCCGCTCGTCACTTTTTCAGCGAAGGCAACGAGCTCGGCGTCGTCCGTGATGGGGCCTCTGCGCCGCTTCTTGTAGATGAACTCGTCGCGGCTGTATGTCGGCTGGCCGTCGACATATCCGAAAACATTGGGATCGTAGGTCATGGTCTTGCTCCTTTCATCTTGGCCCGGCCTCGGCCGGGGTGCTTGGCTATCAGCAGCAGGCGAAGATCGCCGCGATCTGCGCCTTGGTGGCCCGCTGGAAGCGGGAATAAAAAACACGACCGCCGACTTCTTGATTGATGGCGTAGTGGCCGTCGGCGTAGCGTTTAATGAGCCACACCTTTCGGGTGTTCCACTTGTCCACCTTTCGGGTCAGGGTCGTGTTGTTTCTTCTGCTTCTCATGTGGGGCGTCTCCTTTCTTCGGCCCGGCGCCGCCGGGTGTTCTTGGCTACTGTGCGAGGGTTGCGACCGCCTTCTTGCCTCTGCGCTTGAAGCTCTCACGGAGCCGCCTCTCGGCCAGCTCTGCGCTATACCCCTCGCGCTGGTTTCTGTCCAGCTCGCCGGTCGCGCCGCGCTGGAGCTCCTTGTAGATCGTGGTGTAGTGGACGGAGAGGCGGGCCGCGATGTCGGCCGGCCGGTCTCCGATCAGGTGCCACGCCTCGATCTTCTTCCTGTCCTCGAAGGTCAGGTAGCGGTATTTTCCCGTCGGTCTCACCTCCGTCTTTTGGGGTCGATATAAAAAGAAAAATGCACAGGCGACTCATGTGAGTCTCTGTGCATTTAATAATAATGGGGGCGATGCCGTTTGTCAAGAGTAAATGCTAAAAAAGTCTAAAAAATTTTTCAGCGGGCCAG